GAAGTAGTTTTATTGCAAATTTGGATTTAAATGCAGATATTACAGCAGTTGGAAGCAAACATTCAACTTTTATTATGAGTGGATGTAGAATAACAAGTATGGATAATCCAAGTAAAGCTGATGTAGATGTAACTGAAACAACTATTGAAGTAAGACCACAAAGTGTAGCTGGTTCAAGTTGGGATAGAACACACCTTTACAATCCTTGGTAATTGGAGGGAAAAAATGAAAGTAGATGATATGATATTCCATCGTGGAGAGGATGGAAATCTGATACCACAAGAAGTAACTTTAGAATTATTAAAAGATAAACCAAAAATAACTGTAAGACCTTTAACAAGAGGGAAATTACAAGAAATTTATCAAAAAGCAAAATCAGAAGATATAACTGAGAAAGTAAAAGCAGATAATGATGTAATTAAAGAAGGACTGATAGAACCAAAATTAACAGATGAACAAATAACAGATCTCAAACCGACTTATGCTAATGCTATTTCAATAGCAATAATGTCAATAAGTTTGGGAGTTACTCAACAAAAAGTTCAAGAAAAAGCAGAAGAACTTGTAAATGAAAAAGAAGAAGAGTTAAAAAAAAACTTGAATTAGAAGAAGATATGATTCTGTGGTTGCATAAAAATGGATATAACTACTTTTCAATTCCAAGATTAACATATCCAGAAATAATTTCACTTGTAGATGCAAAAAATAGACAAATAAAAAAACAAAATAGAGAGGTTAAGAAAGCAGAACGTAAAGCTAAAGTTGCAAAAAGAAGATGAATGTACTAGGATCATTAGGAGCTGGAATGGCAGGGGGTATGGGAGTTGCTATAGTCATATCTGCAATAGATAATTTTAGTAAGAATTTCTCAAAAGCTAATTTAGGATTATCAAAATTTACCAAAGCTGCAGGAATAGCAATAATAGCAGGGGTTACTTTAGGAGCTGGAATGGTGTTATTGGCTAAAAAAGCTGGAGAAGTTGAAACCGAATATGCTAAAGTAAATACTTTAATGGAAGAAGGCCAAGATGCACAGAAACAATTTGGTAAATTTGTTCAAGAAACTAATGTAGTCATGGGTAATCAAGGAAACCAACTTTCTGTATTAAGTGGACTTTATCAAACTATATCTGCAGGAATCTCTGATACAGCTGATGCTCAAATATTTATGAACGCGGCCGCAAGGTCTGCAGTAGGTGGTTCTGCAGAATTAAGTACAGTTATACTTGCTGGAACAAAAGCTATGGCTGGATTTGGTTTGGATATTGAAGATACTGATAGAATATTTGATGTATTTGCAGGAACTGTAAAAGCTGGGCAAACTACAATGAGTGAATTAGCAGCAGCATTTCCAACAGTAGCTGGTTTAGCTGGAGAAGCTGGATTGACTATTGAAGAAACAGCCGGAACATTTGCAGGATTAACAAAAGTTTTAGGAAGTAGTGATGAAACAGCAACTTCTTTAGCTGCAGTTATTAGAGCATTTATTAAACCATCAAAAGATATGGAAGAGCAAGTTAAGGCATTAGGATTTGAGAGTTCTGCTACTATGTTAAAAGAAAACGGGTTGAATGAATCAATTAAACTTTTAAGTGAATCAGTTGATGGGGATTCTATGGCTATGGGTAAATTATTTCCTAATGTAAGAGCATTAAAAGCAGTATTTCCTTTGCTTGGAACTGCTGCAGAAGATGTAGCAAGTTCTATAGATATAGTAAGTAATTCAACAGGATTAGCAGATAAGCAATATAAAGATATGACAAATACTTTAGAATTTAAATGGGGGACTGCTATGAGTGAAGCACAAAATATTACAACTGATATGGGAATGATAATTAAAGAAATGCTATTGCCAATTATGGAAGGATTGACTAAAGCATTAAGAGTTGTTGTAGATTGGTGGAGTAATTTAGGAGATGGCCAGAAAAAAGCAATTATAGTAGTTACAGCAATAACAGCTGCATTACTTATCTTAGTAGGTGTTGTATTGTTGATAACAATAGCAACAGCTGCATTTACAGCAGTAAATATTTGGTGGATTGCAATAATTATAGCAGTTATAGCTATTGTTGCATTATTAGTAGCGGCTGGGGTTTGGTTATATAAAAACTGGGATATGTTAATGGAAAAAGTTAAGATGGTTGGAGTTGCAATCAAAAATACATTTATAGGAATAAGGAATATAGTGGTTACAGTATGGAATAATATTGTAAGTTATATTGAAAATTCTATAAACAAAATAATAAATATGGTCAATAGTGTTATAAAAAGTTTAAATAAAATACCAGGAATAAATCTTAAAACATTTTCAGGAATTAATTTAGGCAGATTAAAAGGAGAGATGATGGAATATGAAAGATACACTCCTACTACTACAACAACACCATCAGCACCAAAAGCAACTAATATAAATATAAATAATCTTAATGGATTTAATGCAAGTGATATTGCTGAAAAACTACAGGAGGAATTAGATAAAAAAATAAGTTAATGATTAATGTAAAATTAACAATAGAGGGAGTAACTTATTCTGACTATTTACAGATGGATTTAGAAAAAAGTATAGGAGAGTTTAATTCCACATCAAATGTTTCAATAGAATTTAATAATTTTATTGGAATACATAAAGATAGTTTTAGTTTAAATGATGAAGTAATTATCTATGCAGATAAGGATACTGATCCTGCAACTACAAAAATATTTACAGGGATAATTGAAAAAATCAGACCTTTTGGAGAACCAAATAATGAAATTATAAAAATTTCAGGCAGGGATTATGGAGCAGTTTTACAAGATATGAGTGTGCAACCAGTAATCTTTAAAAATAAAGATGCAGGAATAATAGCAAGAACAATTATCCAAAACAATGCAGAGGGAATAGTAACACATAATAATGTAAATCTTTCTACTGGTGTAACAATAACTAAAATAGGATTTAATCATGAAAGTATTTTTGATGGATTAAGAAAGTTAGCAGAATTAGCAGAATGTTATTTTTATGTTGATGCAGATAAAGATGTTCATTTTATATTAAAAGAAACTATAAGTTCTGGATTAACTTTTAATAATACTAATGTAACAAAAGGCAATTTTGTAACAACTGATAAAGAAATTTTTAATAAAGTATGGGTCTATGGGAGCAGAATACTAACTGGAAATTCAGAATATTTAAAAGCAGATGGAACTGGAAGTATTTTTACTTTAACAGATAGGCCACATAATACAAGAGTTTACATAAGTGGAACAACTTCAACAATAGTCCAAAAAGGGGGAGTTGCAGGTATGGTTAATCCGGCATTGGATAGTGATGTTAAATGGGTTGTTAATTTTGATGAGAAACAAGTAGTATTTTTATCAGGAGCTGCAGCAGGAGATAATATCCCTATAGCAGGATCTGTTTATATTGAATATGAAAGATTAACACCTATTTTAAAATTCAGGCAAGATCAGATAAGTATAAATAATTATGGTCCAAAAACTAAGGTAATTACAGATAGTAGTATAAAAAGTTATGATGATGCTAATGAGAAAGCAATAGCTTTTTTGGCAGAAAATAAAGATGAAAAAATTCAAGGAGATTTAGATATAAAAGGAGTAATAGCTATAATTGTAGGAAATACAGCAGTTGTGGATTTGCCTTGGCATGGAATAGATAGTCAGACTTATACTATTTTAAGTGTAAATTATTCATTTAATAAAACAAATTGTTTATCTGAAAAAGTTTTGCATATAACTTTGAATAAAAAAATAGCAAATTTTACAGACACATTAAAGAATCAAATGGTAAGAATAAATGCTTTTGAAGCAGGACCATTAGAAGGCGAATTTACTACATTAAAAACAGTTATAAGATATGTAGATGTAGATAGTCATTGGGAAGTTTGGACAGGTGCAATAAATAATAATTTTGTTTTTCATTCAGCAAAACATGGAAAATTAGAAAGTCCAGATTCAAGAATAGGAGTAGGAAATTTAGCACAGGGTATTTTAGGTTCTACTCTAATTGAATCAGGCGGAGGTTTTTAAATGTTGGTTGAAGATGGTATAGAAACAATAGCAGGTGCAATGGGTGGTTCTGGTACATTACCAAGCCATGTAGCAATAGGTACTGGAAGCACAACAGTAGTATCAGGGCAAACTGCTTTAAATACAGAAACAGATAGAAATATACTTACAAGTTTAGATACATCTGTAGCAAAAGATGTAACTTATACAGCAGATTTTAGTTCAAGTGAAACATCAGGAACTAGTTTAGCTGAATTTGGTTTATTTAATGCTGCAAGTGCAGGAAGTATGTTTTTAAGGGAAGCAATAGGAACCGATTCTTTTGAAGGAGATCGTGAGCTTCAAATTCAATGTACTTTAAGATTTGCAAAAAGCGGAACTTAGGAGGGAAAAATGGGAATTTTACATACAAGCTTTGCAAGTGGCAATATGTTTACTGCAGGATCTGATTATGGAAATATAGGTACATCTGGAATTAATGAATTTACTAATAGAATCAATGTAGAATCAGGAATATTAGGAACTGTTTCTGGTGCCGGAGTGGCTGTATCTGGTGCTCTTGTTATAATTTCAGGTGCAGGATATACAACTTCAGGTGCATTTTTTACAACTTCAGGTGCATTAAACACTTCTGTTATTGCAATATCAGGTGCTGGTGTTGCGGTCTCAGGGGCAGGAGTAGCAGTCTCAGGTGCTTATGTAGCAACTTCTGGTGCACTATATGATGTTGCTGGTGGAACACGTTATTGGAGTTGTTCAGCAACAAATTTTACTACAACATATCCACATATAGACAATGTAACTATAGAAAATGGTGCTTTTAATGTTGGATCTAATGTTCATACAAAAGCTCCTGTTTTTTTACCAAATGGGGCAGTTGTTACTAATGTTGTAGTCTATGGAGATAATACCTCAAGAAGTTGGATTCTTATAAGATACAACCATACAGCAGGTGCTGGTCAAATGGCAACTGCAGCTTGTAATACAGAAGATACTTCAATATCTTATGCAACAATAGATAATGCAAATTATAATTATAATTTTTTATCTTTTGCAACAGCCGGTTCTGATTTAATTTATGGGGCAAGAATA